ATAATCTTACGACCAGTCAAACCTGTATCACCATGAGGACCACCAATCACGAACTTACCCGTTGGATTGACAAGATACTTGATATTGTCGTTGAACAAGGCAAGTACTTTCTCCGATGTTATCTGTGCCTTTACACGTGGCATAAGGATTTCAAGTACATCCTTATGAATCTGCTCTACCATCTCTTTATCAGCCTTCAACTGTGCCTCACGTGAGTCGTCAGCAGGCTTGACAAAGTCGTCGTGCTGTGTTGAAACAACGATAGTGTCAATTCGCTGTGGGATATTGTCATCGCTATACTCCACTGTCACCTGACTCTTTGAGTCTGGGCGAAGATAAGTCATCTGCTTACCTTCCTTGCGAATGTCAGCCAACGTGGTCATAAGGAGGTGTGCCAAGTCGAGTGTCACAGGCATATAATTGTCTGTCTCGTTACATGCATAACCAAACATCATACCCTGATCACCAGCTCCCTGGTTCTCAGCATCACCATTGTCAACACCACGGTTGATATCATCACTCTGCTCATGAATAGCAGAAAGAACACCGCAGCTATTGCCATCAAACTGATACTCAGCCTTTGTATAACCGATTTTGTTAATTGTCCTACGAGCAATTGTCTGAAGGTCAACATATTCCTNTTCAGCCTTTGTATAACCAATATTGCAAATGGTGTCTCTTACTACTTTCTGAACCTCAACGTACGCTTTCGATCTAACTTCTCCTGCTAAGACTACTTGCCCAGTAGTCACAAGAGCTTCTACTGCAACGTGTGCTTGTGGGTCTTGTGCTAAAAAAGCATCAAGTATCGCATCTGAGATTTTATCAGCCACCTTGTCTGGGTGCCCTTCTGAGACTGATTCTGATGTAAATAAATTCATCCCTTATTTTTCTTTTTATGACTTATCTGATTTAAATACAGCTCTACCATTGAGCTGCTCACGCAAAACATCGTCTGTCCGATTGCCAAGCGTCTTTCCGCTTTGCCATTATGTGGTTAAAAGAGTGAACCTTGTACATAATCTGGCTCTTTCTTTGGAGTATATCCATACTCCGATATTTCTATACCAAGTTTTTCTTTTATCCAGTCCGCCAATATGTGTCTATGACAGAAATCCTCTGGCTTTTCGTAACAGCAAAGAGCAACATCTTGCCCTCCACTTGCCTGCACTACTGTTTTTAAGAACTGCTGCATATCTTGCTGAGAAAGGACTTCTGACCTATATCGTCGAGTATAGTCTTCTTGCGTTTGCCCATTTGCAAAAAGAATACTTTTCGTTGGGGCGACCTGCTTCAGAGATATTCCATTGAACCAGCGTGGCGGATAAAGTGATATTCCTATAACCTTAATTCCTGCCTGTTGCAATTTCTTGCTATTACCGAAGTATGATGTGTATATTCTCATATTCTTGTAATTATTTGTAAAGATAATAATATTATTTGAAATTCAAATAAATTTAGTTGAAAAAATCTGTTATTTAACTATATTTTAACAATTATCAGTGCGCTGTTTTTAGAATGTCAAAGGCTATATTTACCGATTCTGCAACACTTCTGACTCTATCATAAGCTTCCTCATAAACTGTCGAGCGAATTACTTCACAGAACATCTTTACTTTTAGTTCAAGTTCTTTTTCTTTATCCATATCAATTTGCCTTAAAGTTATAAATAGGTTTGACAACTTCCACAATATCAGCAGTAGGCTTTATTGCTTTCATAATTTCCTCAATTGGCTTGTAAGCCTGTGGAGCTTCGTCTATTGTTGCATCATTTACAGATGTTGTGTAGATACCATTCATTGCATCCTTATACTCGTTCATAGAGATTATTTCTTTTGCTTTGCTTCTGCTCATCAGTCTTCCTGCGCCATGTGGAGCGGAATAATTCCAGTCTTCGTTACCTTTGCCTATACAAATCAGAGAGCCGTCACGCATATTGATAGGGACTATAAAACGTTCGTCTTTCTGTGCACTCACAGCACCCTTGCGGAGTATCATGTTCTTGGTGTCGATATAGTTATGGATTGTCTCAAATGTATCGACTATGTGCCAACTCATATATTCTGTTATCAATTCTGCTATTGCCTTTCTGTTAAGAGAAGCGAATTGCTGAACTATCTCCATATCATTGATATAGTCATCAAAGTCTTGCCCTTCTACATAGGCAAGTTCCTTACTGACTTTTGACTTCTGCAATTTTCTTAATTCAGTATTTATGTCTTTTTCACAACCTTGCGCCTTCAATCTATCTATCATTTCTTTCTTTTTGTCAGTCAAACTATTCAACTTTTCGTATGCAAGATCCTGATAATAGTTACATACTCCAACACCAAGATTGCGACTTCCAGAGTGTATAACAAGATATAACCTACCGTCTTCGCTCCTATCTACCTCAATGAAGTGATTACCACCATCAAGTGACCCGATAGAACGTAAAGCTCTTTGTAAGTCAACATGTTTTGTGCATCTTAAACCGATGAAACCATAGAAGCCTTTTAGTGGCTCTTCGTGAACATTGAAACCAGACGGGATAAACTTTCGTATAGCATTATCCAACTCTTCAAGGTCAATCTCTTTCTCTTGAAGCTCGACAACCAACATTCCGCAACCGATATCCACGCCAACAAGATTTGGAGTAACTTTGTCAGTGATAATCATTGTCGTACCAATAGTGCAACCTTTACCGGCATGGCTATCTGGCATAATACGTATTTTGGAGTTCTGATATGGCTCAAAGCTGGCTAACCTGCTAACCTGTTCGTAAGCTTCATTCTCAAATGTTTCAGCAAATACTTTTATTTCATTACCAATGGCGTTCTTTATAATCTTCATAATTATCTCATTTATTACTTAAATCCCCATTCTTTCATATAATCAAACCTTTCTATACCTTTGAACTCATCAAGTTCAGTTGGGCTAAGGAGAATTTTGTTATAGCGGCGTTTGCCTTTCCATTCTTCTATTACGCCATTCGTATATGTTTCAAAGTCTGTCGATGAAACACTGAAATAAGTCTGAAATCTATACCCTTGCACAGATTCTCCTAAATATCCAAATCTTTTGATGCAATAGTTGTTCGCTATCTCTTGATGCAATCCCTCTGTTGAATAAACTGCTATAAGCAAACCACTTGTAAAAAGCCCCGTTTCCGTCAAGTCAGGAGAATGCCTTACCAAAAAGAATTTTATTCTATTCAAAAACTCTTTTCTCTTTTTCTCGTATTCTTTGCATTTTATTTCTGACTCAAAAATTGTCCCGTCAAATGCTTTGAAAATCGTTACTGATGTTATTATTTCCATATCTATACTACTTGATTAAATTTCCTAATTACATTCATATTCTCATTTACTAAGTTCACTATCTCATCGTGATATTCGGAGTTTTGATTACATACGCCACGAGATTGCACTAATTGATAGCGTTTCAAATCTACCTCAATAGTTTCTACACGCTCATCATTAACCTTTGCAGTTAATAGTAAGCTATCTAATCGTTTGTAATACTTATTGGTAAATACGCAATGATGCATAGCCTTGCCTTCTTGTTCTACATCTTTGACCGTTGGCAAAACTTGTATAACAACTGTGCCGTCAGAAATTACCATACCAATAAAGCATTTACGTGCAACTTCGTACGCTTTTACTGCTTTCTGATCTTCGAGCAGTTCCTTTTGCTCTTTTATCTTCCTTTGCTTTTCTTCGTACTTATTGCATAAATCCATTGCTTTATCATGACCTGCTTCCAAACTAATAGGGCAAACAAATTTAGGATTTCTAAAATCTTTGTGAGCTCTTTCAAGCATATTTACCATGTCAACCCACATACGACCATCTTTGATGTGATAGTTATGCCGTAAAACTATCTTTACAGCAGCCATCTTAGAAACATCGTTATAATCTCTGTTCCAGTTATAAGCAAAAGCTCGCAAAAGAGGAAATTGTTTACATTTCCAAAGAGTTTCAAAGATATTGTTCTTTAGCAGTCCTTCTATAACATCACGTGGTTGCATGTTATGAAAACTCCTTTTTAAGCCATTTCTCTTTAAGATAGGAAGCATTGATGTCACTTTAGATGCAGATATTGGAAGTATTTGCGTATAATCTTTGTGCCAAGAAGGAACCTCTTTTAAGGACAATTCGCTATTGGTATTCCATGAGTCAGCATGACCACTACACCAACACCTACTCATTGCTTCTAACTCCATATGTACTTTTTCGTTAAACCAAAGTCTTACAGGCTCAATTATATGAAAATTCTGTTTGACTTTTCTTATTTGAAAAAAACGACATACTTGCCAATCTTTAAGACGTGAAGATATTACAAAGTATCGATACAGTTTCTTTTGCTGACTTATCTCTTTTGCAGTGTAGGAATGTAATATGCCCCACATTTTTTGTTCGTCAGTGATAGGGCGGAGTGTGGCACTTAACGCCACAACCTCCCTTTGTATCTTATTTCTTGGTTTCATAGGTCAAAAAAGTGATTGTTCTACAACTTTTTGTTCAGTTTTCTTCTTAGGCTTCAAACTCTCACGTTGCTTGGTAAGTTGTTCAGTATAGAAGTCGTTACGAGCCTTGTCTTTCAGCTCTTGTTTCTCCTTTTCCGTGAGTTCTACGACGTGGTTAACAACAACTTTGCAGTTAATCTTCTTACCAGCATCTAAGTTATCTTCATCATAGTAGTGAACAGCCATTCCGTAGATTTCCTCATCATCAAAGCCATTACAACCACTGCGCTGAACTTCGTTAAGAATGTATGTTATACATTCATCAATACTCTTGTTAGGCTTTGCATATGCCTTTGCAAATAACTCGTCAGTCTTTGCACGTACCTCCAAGTATTCTTGAATAGTATTCTTAAAATTATTAGTTGCTTTCATAATGCTTCAATTGAGTAATCCAAAAAATCATCATCACCTAATACGATTTCTGCATTATCGTACATATCAAACACTTTTATTTTAGCCTCTATTTTATTAGGCGCTTGAACTTTTACTTTTCTTTGTAATGTCTCAGTAATAACTACTTCAAACTCATTCATTGCTCATATTTTTTAAATTTACAAGAACTTAGACACATTCTTAATTTCCTGCTGATATTCTTTACTCATTGGCGCAAATTGGAACGACTCACTTTTTAGTATTGCACTAAAAACTATCTTTGGTAAGATAAAGTCGTTTTCATATTTTGACAAATCAAGACACCCGCTTTCGAGAATCTTATCCAACTCCTTTTCCAAATCTTCTGAAAAAGACTTGTTTAATTCTCTAACTTTTGATAGTAATTCCAACTTTTCCATTGCTCTAAATCTTATAGATATAACTTCTTACATTATCAGCTTGACATGCTATGTCGTACCAGTCTGGTAGTTTTACATTTGGGTCAATCTCATCAATACTTGGCTTTTTTGGTAAGAGTGAAATAAATTCTATTAGAGCTATATGCCATGGAGCGTCTGCTATTATACAGTCATCTTTCTTAACTAAAAACCTCCCTTTACCAAAAGATGTAATGGAGGCATTGGAGCTATCCTTTGTTTTCGCATTAACTGTATATTCACGTCTTTCTATGCTATGAGAATAATGATATTCTGACACCTGGCGAAGTAATCTTAACTTCATCATAAGACTTTTTATCATCGGCTCGATTTCTGAAAAACTAACATTCCAGCCGCATCCGCATGATGCACATTCAAATTCTATCAATAACTCGTCTGGAGTATTCTTTAGCCCACTAAGGTGAAGCGTATCTTGATGCCCATTATATCCCATTGAATATACAGCCCCTTCTTCTCTCGTAATAAAGTCATCTAAAGGTAACCCATGAGGGCAACGAAGATTAACAAGTAAACCTATCTTTGGGTCGTGAAGTTGAACAGTTCCAACCTGCCTTAGAGCAGAAATTGTTTCATCGCTAAATTTCTTTGTATCAAGTTGAAGATGATAAGGAACAAAAGTGTAATCTCGTAAAAGGGAACACTCGTAATCTCCTGGCATAGTACCATCTTCGTCTGGGTTTGGTATTCTCCAAATAAGATTATCTGTCATGTACGGATAATTAATTTCACCTGTCTGATCGTAACGGCAATAATACATTCTACTACATGTACCTATTTTAACTTCCTTGCCGTCTATCTTTCTATGTGCGTACTCTCCCATAATTGATTTATTTTATTTATTGTTTAAAATTTCGTTAATTCTTTTGTTGATGTATTTCATTATCCAAATTTTAGATTTCTTCTACACATACATCTTCTTGCTTCCAACTGTCACAAACTAATAACAATTTCCGTAATTCTTTCTGCCGTCTGGGACTATGATTTGTATTCCTTAAGTCGTCAGAAACATACTCTTTTAACTTGGATAACAATTCTATTATAGAATATTCTTGTTCTTCATATTCTGCAACCCAATCAGTTTCTGTGGTGTCAACCGAGCTACACGCTCCGAGTTCATCATCATAATCCGAATCTGCGCTATAGTCTGTTGTTGCAAGTGTCACTTTTCTTGTGACAGTCTCAGTTATCTCGCAATCTCTTGTTATTACAGATTGCTCTTTTTCATTCCAAGGAGCACTATTTAATTGACTCTGTGACATCATAGGGTAATTACAACTCATAGTATCTCCTTATCCTAAAATTTTTGATAATCTTACACTTGCTATAAAGAAACGTATTTTCCATTTCTTTGGAGTAAACCTAAGAAGTAAAGCAAGGTAAACACACCCAGCTACTATCAGAGGTAAACTATCACTCACTAAACAAATGAAAAATGGAGATAAAAACATACTCCCAATAACGTAATTTCTAATTGACTTCATTGCTCTTTCTTTTAATTGTTATTATTATTTTGATAGTGTAAAGGTAGTCATTTTATTTGAAATAACCAAATATAACTATCTAAAAATCAAGTAGTTACATAATATTTAACTTTTGAAATCTTATGCAAAGATTGTAAGAACAAAATACATAATATTTTCATCAAATCGAAGATGATTAAAACGGAGTATAGTCCTCAACATTTGGCTTATCATCTAATTCATAGAATTGAGTAAATCTGCCGTCAAAACCAACAAGTGAAGTTCCTACACCAACACCGCGCCCTTTTGCAAGTATCAATTTTGCTGTACCATGAGTATCTTGGTCGCTAAAATCTCCTTCATATCTGATATTGCTATTTGGATACGCTTCTGGCCTATCAATCAAAACAATATTGTCAGCACTTTCCTCAATCTGTCCTGAACCACGAAGTTGCTTAATATCTGGGTGTACCTTTCCTCTTGACAACTGAGATAAGAGAATTACAGCAATTTTACACTCCTTTGCAATATTCTTTGCTGCACGTGCCATATATGCTAAACTTGATTCTACGTTGTCTCCGACTTGTGAGTAAATCTGTAAATAGTCTATCACGGCTAATTTTATACCCTTTGTTCTTACAAGCGTCCTAATAGACCTTACGGTGTTATCAAACGAAACAGTTGCTCTTTCATCAATATAAATCGGCAATCCTTTTGTTTCTCCAATAGCCTTATCGAACTGCTGTAACTGAAAGTTCTCAAGTTTGCAGTTAACAATCACGCTTGATGAAATACCAGCTTTCCCGCTAATAGCTCGTGCAGCCAACTCAGATTTTCCCATTTCAAGAGAATAATAAGCCGTCGGTTCTCCCTCACCTGCAACTTTTGTTGCTATATTCATTGCTAAAGAGGATTTTCCAACTCCTGTAAATGCAGCAATAATTGTCAACGTAGTAGGGCGCAAAAGATAGTAAGCATCAAACAGCTTAAATCCTGTTGTTAGACTTTTCTTCTTCCCTTGAGCATTGTCGTTAACAATCTCAATCAACTCGTCGATAGAATCATCAAAGGAATAAATGCCATTATCAGCAGTATCACTCTGCACATCACCAAGAGAGTTCATTGCGTTATTAACAACTTCATCTAAATTCTCCATCGGATCAAGAACCTTTTGGGAAGCTAATTGAAGCTGCACCCACAGCTCTCTCTTTTTCCACATATTACGCAATCGGAGGATATCTTGCTCAAGTGTGTCTACGCTAACAAACTGAACAATCTCTAAGAAACATGCCTCGTCTAATGGATAAACAAGCTCATGTGTTTTTGCGTAATCCAATAGCGCTTTAATATCTGAGACTTTATTCTCTGCAATAACTCCAGCGATACATTGGTAGATTGATTGACTTTTCTCTTGATAGAACATTTCTGCGGTGAGAATGTCACTATATTCGTTGAATTTCTCATTATACCTCATCAATGTAGCGAGTACAGCAATCTCCGTTTCATCACTATGTGGTTGAACCTGCTGCTCCCCGATAATCTTAATTTTTTCTTTTGATTTCATTGCTCTTTTATATCTTTTATCTTAAAATTCGATTTTTTGCCACTTTTTAGACCCGTAGTAGCCCTGTTTCTTATTTTTGATATAACTATACTATTATACATGTTTTAGCGCGTTAGACAGCTTTATTTTGCTTTTTACGTTCAATGATAACCATTTCCAAGAACTTCCCGACGTAATCAGAAAACTTAACATCAGTGTATCTGTATAGTTTGCCAGTACTATGCCTTGAACGCCAAACATTATTATTGTATCTCACTTTCTTTATGAAAAAATCGCAGTTAATAGATAGATTAACCATATAAGCAGAAAGTGGTAATAAACTATCATCAAACAGACAAAGGTCATATACTGTGATTCTGAAATTGCCAGCCTTTCTGTATTTACAAATAGCAGAATAAATCATTGCATTTCTCTCGTCTGCGAACATATCAGTTGTGATGCAGTATCTGCAATCAGCGAACCAGTCAGTATCAAACGTGCTTAGAAGAGTTCCGATGATGATATTTTCTATTTCCTGCCTGCGTGTCATTTCCTAAAGCTTTCTCCTGTGAATAAAACAGGTCTGGTGAGATAACGAAGTCTATCAAGTGTACGTTCTCCGTACTTCTCGCATATCTCGTCAAGAGTGAGGTTAGTTGTTAGAAGCAATAACTGCTGTCTTTTCTCTGCAAGACTGATAACTTCTTCAAAAACGTTATGTGTTTCTCCGTAAATCTTACCAACGTCTTCTACTCCAAAGTCGTCTATGAGTATTGCGCAATCGCATTCTCTCAAAAGCTGTCGTTTATCGTTTATCTCATAGCCATCAAACTTAATCAAGTTCTTACGAAGATAATATCTGAAGATATTTGGCATAATCTTTTCGCACATAAGCGACTTACCACGACCACACTTGCCGTAGCATAAAAGACCTTTATGCTTGTTATCTGTGAGCCAGTCTGCAATGTCGTCATACTCTTGCACCCATTGCGCATCTTCGCCAACAAAGAACTTTAAGCCACGCTTTAATACGTCTTTTGCATTCTCAAGGTTGATGTTAGCTATTTCCTTTTTTTCGACACCTGAGAATATTGATTGCTCTTTCATTACTTCCATTGCTTTATTTTCTGATTTAGATATTTATCATCCGTGTTGTTACGTAGGATGATTCCGATTTGCCCTTTACCTTTTCTCGCTTGCGCAACCAATTCGTTATATTTAGAACTGATATTTGGGACAGATAAATTTGCAAGCATCCAATTATCTGTTATCTTATCAAGAAAAACTTGTAGAGCACCTATCAAGTCTTTGTCTGAAATCGTCAACCCTCTATTCTCTCGTGAAAACCTCAACTGATTAATCAAACGTTTCATTTGAGCGCCGTCTGCTGCTTTCCAGTAATATTTTTCACCTGTCTTTTTCTCAAAGTATGCTTCAAAGATATTTCGCCCTTGAGTTACGATTGTTGGCTCTTTCTTAGACTTAGTTTTCGTTTTTTCTTTTTTCTCTTCTTGCAAAACCAAAGCGCTTGCGCTTAACCCTCCGTTAGGAGAAATATTCTGATATTGGTAATCTGATATATTGGTATTATGATTACCTTCCAAATTTGGAGGGGTTACCCTTTCATTTTTGGAGGGGTAGCCTTCCAAATTTGGAGGGGTATCGTTATTTTTGGAGGGGTTAACCCTGTGCCAATATTTAGGAAACGATTTCCCAAGACGATATAGCGAAATTCTATTCTTGATAGATATTTCATCATCGCACTTTTCAATTAATCCTACACGTACAAGATTTGAAATATGTCTCCTTATACTGCTATCAGAGTTGCCAGACAACATAGGTAATTCTTCTCTTATCTTAGAAAACGAAATCCAAAAGTAATCCTTTCCTTGAATAACATGCTTGGACAACGCACCCTCCAATATGAAATGGCTCATAAAATCAAAAACCGCCATATCGTCAAATGACAAATTCCAGCCATTTTCAATAACACTTCTCTGATTTATGTTAATCGTATATTGCATAATATACTCCTAAAAACATCAACGCCCTTAACTTTCAGTCCTAATGTAGCGAACGGACTTACTCGTTAAGGGGTTGATTGTATATGTTCTTTTCATTTGGTCGCTACTCCAATAATAAAAATTTCTGTTATTCGCTTGTAAAGGTAGTAATTAATTTTATATTAAACTAAGATTAAACTAATTAATTTCTTTTAGCTAACATTTTTTCAGATATTGACCCTTATACCCTTTAGCGAACTAAGCCGTTTTACTTCTGCGGTGTAGTGCTTAATCATCGCTTCAAGCTCAAAATCTGACCAGTGCTTTGCCTGATGCGCCTTTGCTGAAAGCAACTCAAACCGCTGCATACCAATCTTGCGTATCAAATTAGCTTGATAGGCTATTAAATGGTCGCTCGAAAATCTGTTACAACCTCTACACTCGGCATGGCAATCATCTTCGTCAAAACGAACAGACATGTTTTTGCGACTAAAGAAATGACCACAATCTGCCTGCTCAAACAGCTTTATCTGCCCACACGAAATACATTTGAAGTACCCACTCGGCATAGCATCACGTAAACGGATATATGCAGAAAAAACCTTATCAAGTTTCTTAGTAAGATTGGGTTTACTACGTGTAGATTTCTTTCTATGCGTTTTTTCTTCGCTGTGAGCGTCTTTTATCTTCCTTTTGAAGTAGTATCTATTCATCATCGAAATATCGTCTTAAATCGCTTATTTTCGCCTAATTCTATTTCACCCATTTTGCTCTCGAAAATAACCTCACATCCGATTGCAGTTGCAACCATAAACTCAGTGTAGCACCCTTGTGAATGATTCCATTTGTCCATCATGAAGATACATTCACACTCGGTAAGCAACTGGATATCTCTCTTCATGTGTTGAGCTGTTGTTGCATTCAAAGGCAACCCATTTTCCATAGGGTTGACAACTTCGTAGCCTGCTGCCTCAAGCATTACTTGTGCAGCATTGAAAGCTTTTTTTCTATCCTCCATATCCTTACCACTGATAGGACCAGACAAATAGCATTTATTCTTTTTCTTCATTTCTTTTTCTTTTTAGCATTTCAATTTCATCTTTCAAATAGAACATAGCTTTCTCCATATCTTCTATTTGTTTATCTCTATCGTTCATACCTTTTTCGTGCTTTAATCCAGCACGCCAAATGTATTTGATTACATTACCGATATTGAAATCGTAATGACGAACAATGTCTATACACTCAATACCACTTGGGTGTTAATTATAGTGTATCGGATGATTTACACTACTTTCCTGTTGAGCCATATCCGCCTGTCCCCCTTTCTGTTTTAGATAACTCTTCGACTTCTTCAAACTCTATCTGTGGGTATGGTAAAATAATCATTTGCGCAAAGCGATCACCGACCTTGTAAAAATTGCCATCAAAAAGCGTCTTTAGGAACACGGCTGTCACTTCACCACGATACCCACTATCAATTATTCCACACGAATTTGTTAACAACAAATCTTTACTGGCATTGCTGCTTCTTGGAACAATTAAACCGAAATATCCTTGTGGTATTTCAAAGGCAAGCCCACTATGATAAATAACTTTATCGCCTATCTCATCTATACTTGTAACTGTTAGGTCAAGCCCAGCATCACCATTTTTCGCATAGTGAGGAATAGATACATTTTCTATTAATTTCTTAATCTTTACTTTCATATTTTCTCATTTATATTATCATAAACTTCTTTCTGTAAAACTTTCCAACAACACTTGGCAACCCACCCAACCATATATGCAGCATGCTCATCGAGTATCAGACTGTATTCAATTCCCAACTCATTGAAAATAGCATTTGTTGCATGCAGGCTTTCGTGTGCTATACGTTCGACAATATTGCTTCCACAGCGTTTGGAGCAGTCATAAAAGACTACCAATACTCCATATTTCCCTGTCTTCTTACTCGCTATACATGGATAAGTAGTAGCGTATGCGTCTTCTGATTTCTTAAAATCATAGCATCCGTAAGTTGTAAATTTGTCTTTAACATCTTCCCAACTTGTTGCTATCCACAACTGTCTGCCGTATATTTCAATATCAAATTCTCTAATCATTTACGTTTACTTATATGCTTTAAGTTCGTTATAATGTTTCTCACTCACAAGGAACACACCTCTGCCATTAAAACGTAGCGCATAGTATTTTGCTTTACCGATATGGTAGCGTATGTTAATCGCATCATCATAAAATCGGACATAATCCTCGATACTACAAAGCGTCATTGAATAGTCATACATCCTGCACTCTGCACGTCCGCCCCACTGCTCAAAGAAGTTGTATATATCAATCTCGTCTGGAAGTTGAATCCTTTTAGCTGTTTCATACATATCACGTTCAATCTTTTGTGTAAAATGCGTAAAGTCACGCAGCATATCCAAAATATCACTCATTCTAAAATATTCTATTAGTTAAAATTTTTCCATTACTTTTCACACACCAAAGTTGAGAGTTTGGCTTCTCAACATCTATCTTCAAATCTGAAACCTTTCCGAAGCGCTTATAGTTTCCTGCTAAGTCTATAACCCACCCATCTTTGTCTTTGAAAGGTCGAATACATCTACCAACTGCTTGGTAATACCATGCAAGTGATTTGGTCGGGCGTGCCAAAATAACAGTGTCTAATGCAGGGAAATCAAAACCTACAACCAAAACTCCAACGTTCGCAACAACCTTTATCTTCCCACTTTTGAAATCATTAAGCAACTTTTCTCTCTCTACTTTCGGAGTTGCACCAGTTACAATTGCAGCGGATAGGCCTTTTATCTTTAACTTCCCAACAAGGTTCTCAGCTTCTTCAACAAAGCGAGTAAAAACTAATACTCCTTTGCGTGGGATACCATTCTTTGGTTTCAGAACTCGCAATGTTGTAGTTGTGAGTTTATCAAAAAAGCCGCTTCTTTCATATTCAAGTTTCAAAGATTTCTCGTCATAATCAGCTCCTGTTGAATTACTTATAACGTTCTCAATATTGATTGCAGTTAAGTCGTAATACTTTAAGTTTGCCAAATACCCTTTTGCAAGTAAATCTGATGTTTGACAGACGTATAAGACCTCGCTAAAAATTCGTGGTCGTGTACGAGTGAGAAATTTCAGCATTGAGCCATTCATATACGAACTAAGACGATATGGTGTTGCTGTTAATCCTACTACCTGCCTATCTTCTGAGTTTATGAATTTCTCATACATACCACCCCTGCTATTAACAACATGAACCTCATCTATAAGCACATACTTGAAATGCCTGAAATCATTCATGTGGTTCATTACGCTTCCGATAGTGGCAAAGGTGATTCTATTGATATCCTTACAACCTACAGAAGCAGAATAGCAAGCGCAATCAAGTATTCCATAACTCTGTAGCTTTTCAAAGTTCTGTTGTAATATTTCCTTTGACGGGCATAGCACAATCAGCGGAGAATTTAATCTTGAAGCTATATCAGCTATAATTAAAGACTTTCCACCACCAGTCGATACTATTATTATCCCATTCGATTTCTTAGAACTTAAGAAAGATTTAACAGCTGCGTCTGATGCTTGTTTCTGATAATCTCGAAGTGTATATTTCATTGCTCTTAGTGTGAAAAGAGAGGGGGTCGTTTTTACGCTCACCCCCTCAACTTGGTTTACTTAATCCTCATCGCCAAATGGCAAATCATCATCATTATCCTGCGCTTCTTTTTCAATCATTGCAGGCTTTTCCACCTCTGGGAATTCAATCCCAAAAAGTTCTTTCATTGCTTCTCGGTTTACATCCTCCTGTGACCAAAGGCCACCGCGATCCCAATCTGGTATCTTCTGTGTTTTAACGAGCTTCATTTCTCCATCTACCCATGAATAGAATAAGAAATAGCCATTGAGCGCAATACGAACTGTTTCAGTTGAAGACAACTTGATATCGGTCGTTCCTTCTTTTACTCTTGCTGCCAAATCAGCAATTTCAAGTAAAATAGAGTTGTATGCTTCCTCAGCATTCTTCTTCATTGCTTTGATAGCTTCAAGTGTTTCCTGCAACTCCTGCTTGCGCTTTGGAACATCGTTCTCTTCTTTCAGACAATACTCTTCACGAATCATTGCAATTTCGTGAGCATCATACTGACGAGTAGCCAATTCTCCCTCTGGAAACAAACAATTGAACTTCTCACGAAAAACTTTCAACACTTCTTTTGAAGACTTGGCACCCTTGCAAAGCACCATTACATCCTTAAACTCTTCTTTTACTTTGTCGTCCAATACAAAGTCAATCTTTGCTGGGCGATACTCTTTTAAATCTGCGAGCATAATTTTACTTTTTTGATGTTATAAAAATTCTTTATTACTTTCTATCTGCTGCTGTGCATAAAACAGCATTTCCGATTCATGAGGACTTGGCAAATATAAACCACACTCTGAACTTGACCAATTACGAAACCGCTCAATTGCAGTAGTCATTTCTCCTTTGTCCAGTTCTGTCGTGCTTCTTATATAGGTCACCTGCTTTCCTCTTTTGTTAGTTCTTGTTCTCTCGAATATATCCTTATTGCATTTTTTCTTGAAGTAATCATACTTAACTTGTTCTATTGTCAAGCCGAACTCTGAACCGAAGAAACCTAATAATACGTGGCAATATGAGTTCTGTGCCAACGAACGAGTAGTTAACTTATTCTTCAATTCAACATAGGCTTTCTTTCGTACCATGTCATTACATTTCTCCTTGAACTTTTGCAAGTCATATTCGTTCGAGAGATTATACAGAGCCATTTTTAACCAACTTATAATTTGCGAAGTGAACTGGCCTGCCAGTGATACGACTGACAGACCTTATAGTTTCTGTAATGATATTATACCCATCATTACGCAAGTCAGAGATACGAGCACCAAGACGATAACATCCATACTCTCGTAAAGCAGTAAGAGGCTCTATACTACCAAACTTTTTCAAGTGGTCCAGTATAACTTTCTTTTGTGACAACTTTTCTTCCATATCTTAGAAAGGTAAATCATCTTCATTTTGAGGAGTGACGTTGCTTTGCTCACCTTGCTGACTTTGACTCTGTTCATTTGTGCTATTTTGCACCCCTTGCGAAGTAGCAGGCTGATCACTGTTTGGTTGCTGATAGTTCCCGTTTTGTCTTTGATATGGAACAATGTCATATCCTACAACTGACGTGAAGTAATCTTTCTTTCCATCTTTCTCGAAAGGTCTGCCATTCAAAGCAAAGGAAATTGTAACCATGTCACCAGCTTTGAAACTATCTAACTTTGGAACATTTCGCATTACAAAGTCAAAGACTGGATAGTTCTCAAACTTTTGCCCTGTCATAGGGTCATAGTGTGATGCATCAAGCACAATACGCCTCTTTGTAAAAACACCATTATTTTTTGTAGGAACGTCAACAGCGTTCTCTATCAAAAGAATTTTTCCGCTTATTTGATTTGCCATATTATTCTTCGTTGAAAATCTTTTTATTTGTTATCAAACTTCTATTATCTTCAAGGAACTCACAAAATCGCTCGCAAATTTCTTTCAGTAATACTTTGCTTTGCTCGTGGTTATACTGGTATACTTCTGGGTATTGCACTCCTGTAATGAGAGGTGTTCGACTGGTACCGCCTTTCAAGGCGTATGCAGTGAACTCAAAAGAGTTAATCTCAGTGCACATTCCACTTTCAATGAGTGTGTATGGATATGCGTGTCTTTGCCAGTACTTAGCATACTTACCGAATTCATATCGAGAAGTGGTCTTTAAGTCATAGACCTTATTCTCTCGCAATTCGTCTATATAGCCATATAGTTCAACTTCACCAAACTTTGTATCAATAGTAGCTGATGTAAACACTTGGCTTAAAGAGCCTTTGAAATACTCGGCTACAGACTTACAGAAAGGTATGTCAAACAGGAACTCGAAACCATCACAAATAGATTTGATAGCATTAACTCCATAGAATTCCGTTTTGCAAATCTTCACACTACCATTTTCGCTATTCCTGTTATGGATAAGACAATCAACGACTTCGTTAAAAGCTGTGCCCCTGCTTGCAGCTTCTGACGGTTCATGTGGCACTCGGTTAATAGCATCTAATAACTCTTGCTTTAGAAGAGCGTCAACTTCTTCTTGTGAGAAGTGGAGCGTATCTTCTGTTTCAGAGTAATTCTTATGCCATTTACCTTCTTCGTCTTGATAGAAGTAATCCTCTGCTTGAGTGTCCAAATATGTTTGAAAGCGGTCAAGCAGAGTAGCATAAAATCTGTATTTAAGCATACATCTTACTCTTTTTATCAAACTTCAAACCTAACTTGTCACACTTTGTCTTAACAAGCAAACCAATCTTAAGTTTGCTATCCCAAATCTGCTTTGTTTCTGCAAAGGACTTGCAGAAATCATTGGCTGTGCTCGCATCAACAATAGCTTCAACCTCTTCCTTAGCAGACTCAATCAGTTCGTCGTACTCTATACGAACCTCTCTCTCGCTCTTCAAGTATCTGTGGTAGCTATCGAAGATGTTAGACAAGAACCTATTTTCACCAGTTACAGCACCTTGTTCGCTGATGATAGTTGGAACTTCCATAGCGTTAGGAAGATTACAAGTATTCTTGGTGTATGCTTTTTCGTTCACACCCCAATAGACATAACGCTTCTCTCCGTAGGCTTGCATATAACCGACTAAATCCAATTCCTTGATAAGGTCACCGACAGAACTACCACCCATTTCAGGACGAACAATCTTCTGTTCTCCATCTTTATCCTCACGTTCGTGAGCGATAAAAACAAGGTTCTTACCCATCATGCTCACCTGCTTCAAGAAGTTGATAAACATATTCTTTCTTGCTCCAAATCCTTGAAGTGAAAGACTGCCATCACGCTTTGCCATCTTTGGCTCATTCTTAATGATGTAAGCTGACATAAAGTCGAGAGCCTTGCCTGCTGTATCAATAACGATTGTTTTATACTCAGACAAATCTTCGTTGAGAGCAGCAATAACATCGTCCCATTTTTCTACTTGCAGTGTTGGGACTTGAAAAGCTCCATTTACACGTTGTACACCGCCATCAAAATCCAATAAAACTGGACTTGGTGCAGACAAACCTAACGTAGACTTTCCCATACCAGGTGCTCCATAGATAAGCACCTTAATTGTGGAGTTAATAGCCAACTCCGAAGGCTTCTTAAATAAACTCATTGCTCTTAGTGTGTTTAATTAAACAAATTATTATTATTCGCATACTGAATAAATTCAGACTTTTCATGTATTCCCAATTTCAAGTAAACCGACTTGATATGGTTCTTTACAGTATAAGGAGAGATATACAACTGCTCTGCAATCTCTTCCTTACTAACACCTTTGTAAACAAGTTTCATTACTCGTAATTCTTGTTCAGACAATTTGGAGTTGAACTTAGGGGAACATATAACTCCCTCGTGCTTACACTCACCTCTTAAAGGACAATCGACCTTTTCGAAGTGATATCTACCACTTGTATCAATATCAGATGATGTACAATCCAATTTCCCAAAATTACATTTGCAAAATCTTCTAACCATCAAATATTGATAATAAGGGACATTTGCGCTACTTCTTGAATATTCCTTAGAAAGAGCCTTATAAGCAGCAGGATAACACTCCATGATTTGTCCTAATACAGAACCTATAAGCTCAGTGTTAGACTCGTTTACAACTTGATTTTTACCATCTTCGGATTTACACCAAAGCTCTCCGTCAAATATGTAAAATTCTACTTCTCCCATAATTCTTCTGCTGGTATTCCTGTAAGCTCCACAAGTACATTAATATGTTTGTCGTTAGCTGGCTTCATCCCATAGAATATCCAATTTCTAACAGTAGCTGTAGATACACCAGTCTTTGATACAACCGTGTTAATAAAATTCGTTTTAGGATACTCCGCTTCTGGAAGTTTCTCATAATAGCCCTGTAGGGTTATTTTTTCCTTGTTTTTCTTCATACTTTTGTTTATTTCAAATACTTTGTTTATATTTGCACTGTTATAATTAATATTATAGTGCAAAGGTAATAAATATATTTAGATTATTCTAAGTTTAATCTAAATAATTTCTTACTGTTAAGATATTTTAATATATGAATGAAGTACAGAAAAGGTTAAACGATTTTATATCATATCTCGGAATGAGTGTGTCTCAGTTTGAGCAAAGTATTGGTGTCGGAAACGCTTTCGTCAAAAATACTAACGAACGAATGAGAAATAGCTCTAAGAATCTTATCGCAACTCGATATCCTGAGCTCAATATGGATTGGTTAATGAAAGGGAAAGGTGAGATGCTTAAACCAATTAGTAATACACTCAACTCTTATGGTAACAATTCTGCAAATTCCATAAATGGTAACGCATCCGTTACCAACAACAATACTGTAGAACGAACAAAGATACCTTTCTACGAGGATATATCAACTATTGGAGGAACCAATTCTATGATGGCAAACGAAGTCGATAGTTATCACGTAGAATACATAGACGCTGGCGATTGGTTTGGCGATGCTACATCTGCAATAAGACACTATGGAGATAGCATGGTAGAATACCCAAGCGGATCTATACTTGCATTGAAACGTGTAAAAGACAACAATTTACTTATATGGGGACGTAACTATTGTATTGAAACATCTGAGTTTCGAATAACTAAACGACTACAAGACGGAGGAGATGAGTTTATTTTCGCATATAGTTCAAACACAGAAACTTATCCGGACGGAACACTTGTGCATTCTCCTATTAAGATACCAAAGTCATCTATAAGGCATATAGACATGGTTCTCGGATGCGTAACAAAAGAATACAGTAACAGCATAATGTAATGACAAAGATAAATTCAAACGGAGAACAGTCTGCTAATTCTAATAATGGTAGTAGCACACAGGTGACTGGTCATAGCACAACTGTAAATAACTTTGCTGTATCAGAGAATATGGAAGACTTTTATAAGTCAAGTCATATTAAGGCGATTGACATTATAAAGAGTCAAAGACTTGTAATAAGCAAACTGCAACATCAAATTGATAGAATGCAGGACCAAATTGACTCTACGCAAGATAAAAAAAACAAACTCGTAGTAATGCTAATGAAACTTTTGGGAGAAAAATGATATGCGGCAAAATTCACCTGAAGCAACAGAGATAAATAAGAGATTCTTCTTAGCAATAGATTACCTTGTAGATATAAAAGAAATACGAGGACTTTATACATTCACGAAAAAACATAACCTTAACTATTGGAATCTTTATACAGTAAGAAAAGAGCCAGGGCGAAGAGTGTTAAAAGTTGAATACATAGCTCTCCTTGCTAAAGATTTTAACATATCATTGGAGTACATTCTTTTGGGAAATGGTCCTATGCGAAAAGAGTAAAGGGAGCACCTACATGGCACTCCCTTTGTAAATCCTAAACTTTTGAATGACAATGTACAATGGAACGTTCATAAGGTCATTGGACCTTGCAAATTCCATCAATTCTTGAAAATCTCTCTTTCCCATATTATCTTTTGATTGTTAGTTCTTTACCTATGACTGCTTTGTCGAATGTCACCCAATCAACGGCAATCTTTTCTTTCCTATTACGAAACGAAAGAGTGACGAAATACTGAGCATTAATGTATTTCTGCTCATAAGGCAAGACACCCTTATCTATCGTTTCGTAGTGTTCGGGTATCTCCGATTTCTCGATAACTATACCCTTTACAAGTCTGTTGCTACTATGTACGTAAACGGCAAACCCAAATGTAGCAAGGGTTACAACTGCCATTATACAAAATTTTGTTCTACTCATGCTACTTTCTTTTTTGTTAGACCTAATTCCTTTGCGAACTCACGTAGCTTAGTCAAGCCACAGCCGATAAAGGCAGCGAGTTCCTTGTTAGTTTTCAAATGATAATTCTCACGCAGATAGTCTGCTTGCCTATCAGTGAGTTCATATTTCTTATGGTTTTTCTTGTCCCATTCCATCATGTGTCTATCAGCTTCCATTCGTGCGTCTGGGTTGAGTTCAAGGGCAGCCGTACCGCTTTCGTTTATAAGCTTCTCTGACACAAGATTTAGCTCGATAACATCAAGGGAACGTCTGCAATTCTCATCTTTGTTGAGGTCGATATTCACGCAGTCTTTGCAAAGTATTTCCTCAACCTGCCCCCATGCCTGGCGGACAGCGTGAAGTCGTGCAGGCTTAAAGGTAAGTCCGAAGTTTACAGGAGGACAAGACGGACATTCTTCGATGAACTTATCGAACAATTCTACTGAGTAGTTGATAAGTTCGTATGCAAGGATAATATATGACTTTAAATCGCTATCCTTTATCATATTCCTATCGAGGACTCTTTTTATTGCTTGCTGGAATAGAAAGATATGAGGCTTTAACCTTTCATCAACGCTATCGAGGAAGTCCATATAAAGCTGACGTTTGTCGGTTTCTGCGTTCTGCATATCCTGCATATTCAGTTTCTCAAAAACATCATATCGGGACATAGCATCTTTGCACGCTTTCTTCACCCTTTGCTTGTATAGTCCTGCTTCTTTGATTTTCTCTATTGCATCACGCATATAGGTATGGGCGATGTCGTTTGTTCCACCTACGATAGTATGGAATAGGGCTGAAACGTGGTTAAATGTTTCCCTATGTTTCTCCGTAACTTTCATGAAATCAACTATCTCTTTCTTAGCCAACTTCTTTGCGTTAAATTCATTCATGTGCGTACTTACCTCCTTTAATGATTTTATCGGCTGCCTCAGAGCCGTAAACATGCCATAGACCGCTTTCATATTGACAAATATGGTCGCCAAGTCTGGCTATCGTTCGTCCTTTGGTGTGTGTCTTCTTGAGGATTACAGCAGGCTTTCCTCCCGCATCTTTCGTCACTGCCATTACACACGGCAGGTTATAAATGTCATTGATGTTCCTCCCATCAAATGAAATGTCTAAAATTACCTTCATTAGCTAAACCATTCGTTGTAAAGTTCATTCTTGCGAGTTTCGTAGTCAGTACCACGATACTCATTTTCTAATCTTGCAATCTGTCTAAGTTTTGCCTTGACACATCGGGGAAAGAATTTTTTATTTATCTTCATTGCCTGCCCAACAAGTGCAGCACGTCTATTAATGTATTCCTTTGCTGTCATAGTTATGCCCGTATCAGAGAACGTTAGCGCATACTCATTCGTTTTTTAGTATGTTAGTATCTAAACATCATAGGGTATCAAGTCTTTTGCTTCTTCCTCCCATATATCACCCTCATTCCCCTCGAAATCAAGGTAAACTGTTCCGTTGCTCAAGTCGGCAAGAGTTGAGTTAAGCCCTACGACTATCATAGGGAATCCGTCTTCTTTATTGCAGACCTTATCGCCAATCTTTAAGTCTTTAATATTCATAGCCTATTCTCCCATCTCTTCGTGGTATTGGAATAAAACTTCCTTCATGCGCCTTGCAGCTTCTTCGGCTTGCTCTTTTATTCGGAAGTAATTGTATGATTTAAAATCATCTTCTTCTCTTCTTCAGTGGCGTGGCGAAACGCATCTATCAACCACATATTATTATCCTTTCCACTATAATTGTAGTGTGACGAAAAATATTCACTACAAGTATTCTTCTTGAAAATAAGTACTTCGTGATCACAAATAGAGCGCAACACGTCTCCGTCCTTGAACTCTTGCACTTCCTCTTTTTCTTCTTTCTCAAATACTACGCTTCTGCCCTTTACGATTGCCTTGCAACCCTCGGGAATGGTGATTGTATCACCGCATTGTAATTCTACTTTCATAGTTCTTCTACTTTTAATCTACTAATTCAAAACTATACGCAACCACCCATGGGTTACTCTCCCACGTACCCCTGCCACTGATTTTATCAATTAAGTCTGCGTAGGCTCTTTGAGGAGAAGAGAAAAATTTAAGAATATTGTCATACATCTGTCTCACTTTATGTTTGACAGCGAAAAAGTAAGCATCCTCTCCAATAATTGATAATGATTCAATAAATATTATACCTTCCTTAAGGCAATCTTCTTTTGAAATATCTTGTAAGCGTTCAAACTTTACATCTGTAATTCTGATGTGGTGGGGGAGCAAATCAGCCCTAACGAACATTTTATTCGTCCAGCCTGCGCTTTCTGTCATAAAATTACCGTCTACCATCTCAAAGTCAGCATTAGGGTAAACTTCTTTGTAGCATTGTGCTATTGCCACAATCTCACCAACTTCATAATGTGGTTTCCAGCTTCCTAATATGCCTCCATTTTCATCAACCAAATCCACGCATTGTGTACCTGCATTGTTAGTAAGCACATTGAAACTATACACTTCTTTACCATTGCAAGTTTTAGGCACTTTCAGTAACCGCCTTGTCATTGTCTTCGTTCTGGCAAGCACTGCCTTTGTCAGGCAGAACTTATCATTAAACATAATTTTCTTCATACGCTTTACTTAATTAAAACAATAATCTTTCTGTGTGTTTCTGTTCCTTTCCAATAATGAAGTCACAGATAAAGTTTCTTGCATAGTCAGGGGAAATCATTGAACGTTCTGACGAGCAAACTCCGGCTTTCCATGCCCCTTTTGCATTCATAATCAACTTTTTTTTCTTGTCTTTTTGGATACTCATGCCATAGGTAGGTTCACAGTTGATAAACCAATATGCTGTCGGTTTGACATAATAGTCACCACGTAACATTCTATTGTTATCTACCATGGTGGGCGGCATGACAAAGTTTGCTTTGAGATAAGTTTGCATGCTCCAGGGATTTTCTATTATCAAGCGAAGTTTTCTTTCTATACATACAGATGTCAATTTTATGAGGAGAGAATAAAAATATTCTCTATCTTTAGCTCTTTGTAGTATCGCTTCGGTTTTTTCTCTTTGTGTCATCCCTTTGTAGTTATGACAACCAAAGCTAAAAGCCATCTGGCTCGTTGCGCAGAAATAGATACATGGAAAGAAAGCTAATATTAAATCATCTTCACTAATCTTATCAAATAAGCTTACCCCCCCCTCGTAGCATGTTTCGATTTCCTTAAACAAATCGGTAACATTATCTGTTTCTCCAAGTTGATTCTGAATGTCGTAGTCTTCTGCTTCATATCCGAGTTTGATGAACTCGTTTTTGAATGTTCCTGACTGTTCAAAGAAACAATGAACCTTTCCTTTAATATTCATTTTTTCTATTTGATTAAATCTATGTTATCATGGATATTTCCGATGACTTTTACACCGACAATTGACTCGTCTATGCTGTACCCATTAGTCTTAAATTGTCGATTCTTTTCGATAGATTCCTTAATAAAGGGAAGTTCCCCTTCTGTAATTCCACACGACAATAATGGTTTGTCAAGAGAAAAAAATAGTTTTTCCTCATAAACACCAAACGTACATCTGTTAAAACGGACAGCAAATCTTTTCTTATTGATACAAACATCAAACTCATGTAAATGAGATTCACTGTCAGGGTTGATACAATAATGGTCAAGCACATAGTACTCTATAATATCCCCCTCGTAGATTTTGTTCCCATCATTGTCGGTCATGCCCGTGTATTGCCCGATTGTGTCGGGGATTACACGGTCTCTTTTCGACATTTCGGTACACTCGCAGCCAAAAGACGACAATTTATCTCTAAATATGGCTACGTCTCCGTTTTCGTACTGAAGCAAGTCTCCATATATCCACTTGCCATTATACTCTAATTTACCTCTGAATTTAATTTCTCTGTTCATATTACTTTTCTTGTTTTAGTTCCTTAAAAACTCCGCATCCCTCACTACCATGCATTAAGTAGTGGAAAGATTCGCATATCATACTGTTATTGCATACCTCATCCTCGTTTAAATCGCACTTATCGCAATCAACAGACTTATCTGTTTTGAGAAAGATATACTGCTTATCGTTTATTGTTATTCCGTTCATAACTATTAGGTGTCGTTTTGTTAATTGTTTAACTTTTACGACTTAAAAAACTTAAATTGTTTGTTTCATTATTTATTAATTTCTATCTTTGCATCGCAAATTGTTCATGGGAGGCATCCTCCTTTCGGTGAGCTACCAAAAATCACCGTCCTCGTCTCGCAAAAAGAGATTAAGCCTGCAATCCTGTAAGTTGTGGGCTTTTTTGTTGCACTTTGGTAGAGTGCAACGAGCGTTCCAATACAGGTTGGACGCAAACAAGAAAGGAGGTGTTTTGAATGAGCAATTTGCAAGAAGACGGCTTGATTAGAATCTTTTGCCGTTACATCGTAAAGAATGGGAAGCGTATCTATCCTAAGAATAGTCAGTTTTTCTCTTTCTTGGTGAAACCAAAAGTAGGTTAAGCCAATCTTCGGGAGTGCTTACAGGGCACTCTTTTTTTCTCATAACCCCAATGCTTGTTTAATTCGTTTCTTATAGTCCTCATTGGCTGCCTGCTTGGCTTCTTCTAAAGAGCTACCAGTAGAGAGTGGAATTTCCTTTCCGTTAAAGCGTAATAACCATATTCCGAAATTGTCAATATTATATCTACCAATAGGAGTAGCTGCATGTATGAAAGGTGCATACCCTTTCCACTTCAATTCAGGAAAGCTGTCCACCACGCTCTCACGCCCTGCGTTGAAAGCTGCCTCAATATCTTTTTCTTGATACAAAGGCATATTAGGAAACTTGCCATCTTTGAAGTAGATAGCGTTTTCTTTTGCCTTTATAAGATACTCTTCTGCTAAATCTTTCTTTTCTTTCATAACCCTAATGTTTTTTTAATTCGTTCCCGATAATCATCATTAGCAGCGTCCATAGCCTCCTCCAATGTATCGTACCATTGAGTTGGCTTTTCATATTCAAACGCAAATGTGTATCGTGGTTCCTCTACTGAGGCTGACTTAAACACATGATAAGTCTCTCCCTCTCCCAAAAAATCAGCAGGTGCCACTAACCCTTCTTGTGACTCCCTAAATAAAAGGTGGAGTCCCTCAAATACACTATCATATCCTGCCTCGAAAGCGTACCTAATGTCGTCAAAATTAAAGCAGGCTTCATCTGTAAAGCAGGGAGCATCGTCTCCGTTAACACGGTAATACTCTTTCTCTGCATACTCCTCAGCTAAACCTTTCTGTTTCATTCTATTCCTCAACTTCCTTAAATTCACCATTAACCAGTTTGTAGAAGGTATCAGCCTTGATACGCTCACCATCGACTTGCTCTGTTTTTACACAGATAGGAGTCCAAACGTCATCAACGTAATTCCATTCTGCAAGGGTAATCCAGCTGCCAATCTTAGCCTTAGCAATAGAATTGTTACCAGCAGCCATAACAACAGAGTGATTTCCTGTACTCTCAATCTGAGCAGAGTCACCACTTGA